ACGGCAACCAACGCAACAAATATAGCGATCACCGATAATACAAGCACAAATGCAAACTATTATCCGGTGTTTGTAAGCAATTCAAGCGGAAATAATGCCGCCACAACATCATCAACAAAGCTAAAATATAACCCATCAACCGGTGCGTTATATGTTAGTGTTATATACATTGCGCCATAAGGGGAAATCATGGGAAATTTAGTATTTCAAGCGGCATTGGGTGGGCAAGTTGCCGTTAGTGGCCCAAATACGGCATCTAGTTACACAATTAACGTTCCAACGGTTAACGGAACATTTGTAACTACTGGTGATACTGGAACTGTAACTGTAGCAATGTTATCGGCAACTGGAACACCATCAAGTTCCACATATTTGCGTGGTGATGGAACATGGTCAACCACACCTACAACAAGCCCTGGCGGTTCTAATACTCAAGTTCAATACAACAATAGTGGCGCATTTGGTGGATCATCTAATTTCACATTCAACGGCACTACGGTCACATTGGCTAATGATGCGTCCATTCATGGATTGACTGTTGGATTGGGTTCTGGAAGCATTACACACAACTCTGCTGTAGGTGTTGGTGCATTAGGTAGTGGCAGTTTATCTGGTGATTACAACACTGCATTAGGATACACTGCATTAGGAGGGAATACATCTGGTGTACAAAATTCTGCTTTTGGAGCATTATCTTTAGTTAGTAATACTACTGGTGGATACAATTCTGCTTTTGGAATGCAGGCACTTCAAAACAATACAACTGGATCAAATAATACAGCTTTTGGATATGCAAGTTTAATTCAAAACACCACAGCATCTAACAACACGGCAGTTGGATATCAGGCTGGATATAGTAATACAACAGGAACACCAAATACATTTATTGGTTATCAATCTGGTTATGGAAACACATCTGGAGCAGATAATACTGCTTTAGGTTATAGAGCGCTTTTTACTAATACAACTGGAAATGCAAATGTTGCTTTAGGAGAATCTTGTTTACTATCAAATACAACTGGTGCTTTTAATGTAGCTATAGGTGGATATAGTGCTTTATATTACAATACAACTGGATCAAACAATGTAGCAATTGGCCTTCAAGCATTATTGGCTAATACAACTGGAAACAATAATGTTGCTATTGGTTATCAATGCGGTAATACATCAACAACAGGAATTGGAAATGTATTTGTTGGATATGGTTTACAAGCAAGTTCTGCAACAGATAGTTATGAAATTATTATTGGTTATAACGTAGTAGGAAAAGGCGCATCAACAGGTTACATAAATGGTAATGGCGGTGGTGTATATCAAGGAAACAATTCAGCAACTTGGTCAATTACATCAGATCAAAGATTAAAGAAAAACATTGTTGATAACACAGTTGGATTAGATGCTATCAATCAAGTTAGGGTTCGTAACTTTGAATACAAATTGCCTAATGAAATAACTGATCTTGATCCTAAAAATGCTATTGACATTAAAGGTGTTCAATTAGGGGCAATCGCACAAGAACTTCAAGAAGTTTTACCAGATTGCGTAAAACAAGAATCAACTGGTGTTTTATCAGTAGATACAAACAATTTGACGTGGCATCTAATCAATGCAGTAAAAGAATTATCAGCAAAAATAACTCAACTTGAATCTAAATTAGGAGCATAAAATGGCAACAGTAAATCAATGGACATGGACAATTACATCAATGCAACAATGGCCTAGCGGCACAGACGCTGGCTATGTTGTCAATGTGCAATGGATTTTGACGGGTACTGACGGCACTCAAACCGCTAGTATCCAAGGCAATACACAATACCCAGTAACAGAAGCAACACCTGGATTCACACCCTACGCACAATTGACTCAATCACAAGTAATTGGTTGGGTTCAAGAATCATTGGGCGCACAAGGTATTGCCAATTTTGAAGCCAACGTACAAGGCCAAATCAATAGCCTAGAAAATCCCCCAGTATCACCCACAACACAACCATTGCCTTGGAGTGCATGATGGATTGGAAGATATTAGACATTGAAGCTAAAGACGGTGTAATCACATCGGCTAAATATTATGTGTCTAATGGAAAAGTAGATACCGAAGGTAATTGGTATTTTACTGAAAGTGGATCGCATCCATTTGACAAAGTAACGGAAGAAATGGTGATTGGTTGGATCAAATCGGAAACTATGAAAGATGGTAAAAACATCATAGAATCACGATTAGAAGAACAAACATCGCAACCTACAAAAGTAGTTCCCCCTTGGCTTCCGCAAACATTTACACCAAAACTATGAAACTTGAACTTTCAATTCCACAAATCAACACCATTTTTGTTGCACTTCAACGCAATCAAGAATTGATCGCACAAACAATGGAAGAAATTCAACGCCAAGGCAACGAACAAGCACCACAAAAGCCCACGGATGATGGGCACATTGTTGTTCCCGCATAAGGAAAAGCTATGACCGCCCCAATTGACATTATCAGTTCCGCGTTAAAGGATATTGGCGCATTGGCGGCCGGTGAAACACCTACGCCCGAAGCGGCGCAAGATGCGTTTGTAATGATGAACCGCATGATTGACCAATGGTCAAACGAACAAATGATGGTTTATTACAAAACGGAAGTTATTTTCCCAATAACGCCAGGGCAAACGCAATACACAATTGGGCCAGGTGGCGAAATTGGGGCTAGTTTTACGGGTTCTATTGTTAACAATGTGTTAACGGTTACGGCCATTACAAGCGGTGCTATTGCATTAGGAATGACATTATCCGGAACCGGCATTACAACCGGCACAAAGATTGTTGGTTTTGCAACCGGTGCCGGCGGAAATGTTAATGAACTTGGCACATATTTATTAAATCTTAGCCAAACAACCGCATCAACATCAATCAATGCGTTTTATCAACGCCCATTAAGCATCAATTCATCATTTGTTAGGATTAACACCAATAGCAATGGAACACCGATTATTAACGGTGGTTTGGATTATCCCGTTGCCGTGTTGAACCTAGAAAACTACAACATGATTGGTTTGAAAACGCTAAGTGGCCCGTGGCCTAAAGCGGTTTATTACCAACCTAGTGATCCATTGGGGAACATTTTTGTTTGGCCTAACCCATCGCAAGGTGAAATGCACTTATTTTGCGATACTTTGTTTAGCAATTATGTAACCATCAATGATCCAATCATATTGCCACAAGGCTATGAAGCGGCGTTGGAATGGTGTTTAGCCGAAAGATTGATGCCTAGCTATGGAAAGGCAAGCCAAACGCAAATATCAATGATTAACGCATTTGCGGCACAAGGCAAATCAACAATTAAGCGAACAAACATGAAGCCGGTTCAAAATTCCGCATATCAAGATGCTATTTTGACTTCACGCCAACGTGATGCCGGATGGATTCTTTCGGGTGGATTCTTTAGATAAGGATGCAAAATGCCGGATTTTGGCTTTGTTGGCGCAAGTTATACCGCACCTAGCATCTATCAAGATGCTCAGGAATGTATTAACTTTATTCCAGAAATTGATCCAACAAAACAAATAACGGATCGCGGTGTTACGGCACTTTATCCAACACCAGGGCTTACAACGCAATTGGTTTTACCGGCCGGTTCGGAAGTTCGTGGCCTTAGAACATTAAGCGGGGGATCACAAGCTATTGCGGTTTGTGGTGCCTATGTTTATCTTTTATCTAGCAATCTAACCCCAACCATTGTTGGCATTTTAAACACCGCTAGCGGGCGTGTAGGCATTGTTGATAACGGTTTATATGCCTATATAGTGGATGGAACTTATCGCTATTCTTGGCGCATTACAACCCCTACAACGGCTATTTTTACCGGTTCTATTAGTGGAACAACTTTAACGGTTACAAATATCCAAAGTGGAACCATAGCAATTGGCCAAGTATTATTTGGCCTTGGTGTTAATCAAGAAACCGTTATCACCGGTGGTTCGGGATTGTCTTGGACGGTTAATTTATCGCAAACAACACCCGCAACATTGATGAATTCGTTGAACACAACAAGTTTCACCGGAACCATTACAAGCGGATCAACCAACGCAACGTTAACAACCACGGGAACGGCTTATTTGGGCCAAACCATTCAAGGCACGGGTGTTCCGGCGGATACAATTGTAACGGCTATAGGAACGCCATCGGGCGGCAATAATGTTTATACGTTATCTAGCAACACATCCGTTGGTTCGGAAACCCTTTATGCTTTGGATTTTTCCGTTATGCCAAGCAATGATGGGGCATTTAGCGGTGGAACAAGTGTTGATATTGTGGATAACTATTTTGTTTATTCACGCCCATCTAGCCAACAATGGGGTTCTTCCGATCCATTAAGCCCAATTAGCCAAGCCCTTTCATTTGGTTCAAAAGATGGTGCGCCCGATAATTTGGTAGCTTTGATTGTGGATCACCGCGAAATTTATTTGATGGGTGAATCTTCTAGTGAAGTTTGGGTTGATGCCGGTTTGTTCCCATTCCCATTTCAAAGGATTCCAGGAACTTCAACACAACATGGTGTTGCGGCCGCCAATAGCTTATCCCGTTTGGGCAATAGTTTTGCTTATGTTTCACGCAATTTGCGTGGCCAAGGCCAAATTATGCAAATGGATGGTTATGTGCCTAAACGCATATCTACCCATGCCGTTGAAAACACTTTGGTTAACCAATACATCAATGATGCTATTGCGTGGACATATCAATTAGAAGGGCACGAAGTTTATGTTGTTTCGTTTCCTACAATTAACATCACTTGGGCATTTGACGTTGCCACTAACCTATGGCACAAATGGCTATACGTTAATTCCCAAAACCAATTCCAAAGGCACCGTGGAAATTGTTCATGTGTCTTTCAAGGCATGGTGCTTGTGGGTGATTACGCCAACGGAAAGATATATGAGTTGGACAACACCAACTACACGGATGATGGAAATACGATTAGGCGAATAAGGCGTGCGCCGCACATTGTCACGGATTTCCAAAGGCAATATTTTGAAGAATTTCAAATTCAATTCCAACCAGGGGTGGGATATACGGGTTTATCCCAAAATCCCAACATTTTTATTCAAGCACCATATTTCATTGCGCCAACGGCAACATTAACCATTCCCTTTAATCAAAATATATTATTGGGAACACAAAATGCGATCAATAGCGGAACACCAACATCATTCCCCCAAGCCATGCTTAGATGGTCCGATGATGGCGGAAGCACTTGGTCAAAAGAACATTGGGTTACGATTGGCCAAACCGGTAAATATCAAAACCGTGCCATTTGGCGGCGTTTGGGGCAAGCTAGGGATAGGGTTTTTGAAGTGTCAATAACCGATCCCGTTAATGCCGTTATAGTTTCGGCCAATTTAAAGGCTAGTGGGGGTGAAAATTGAGCATCACAACAAATACATCGCAATTACAACCTTATCCACAATCGCCTTTTTTGGATAG